CGGCTTTTCGGGTGGCTTCTCTGGCGGTGGCGGCGGTGGAGCTGGTTCTGGCGGTGGCGGTGGTGTTAATTTTGACATGCCAGAAATCCAAACAGGCGGATTTAAAAACGCATTTGATGATATTGGATTAAAAGCTGAAGAAATTGCAAATAAGATTAAAGGCTTTTTCTCGAATATGTTCGATTTTCCAAAAATTAGTGCTGCATTTGGTGATTTTTGGGAAGGATTAAAAACTGCTGGTGGTGCGGTTTTTGAAGTAATTGTTGATATTTGGAGGAGCTATCTCAAACCTTTTATTTCTTGGGCTGGAAACGATTTTTTGCCTGCATTTTTGCGTGCAACAGGAGCAGCTCTCGAAGTTCTTGGTAAAGTTATTTCGACCGCGTGGAATTTATTTTTAAAGCCATTTATTGACCAATTTCTTGTGCCTATCGCTAAATTTACAGGCGGAGTTATTGTTGGTTGGCTCAATAAATTAACCGAGGGACTAAAAGCACTTTCGAATAACCCACAAGCGATTCGAGCACTTGCATCGGCTCTTTCAGGACTTTTGCTTTCAATGGCTGGAGCAAAAGCAGCGAGCGTTGGACTCGATATTGCGACTTTAGCGTTTACAAAGCTTGGTGGAGTAAAAAGTGTTTTAATAAATGCTTCAGGAGCATTGTCAGCATTCAATAAGGGCATAATTTCATTTCCAACTTTACTCTCAAGTTTGAGTGGTGGTTTTACTGGTTTGTTTTCAAAAATTACAACACTAGGTGGAGCAATGAGTTCAGCCTCGGGGATTTTCGGAGCTTTAAGTGGAGTAGCAAAAGGTTTGTGGGCGGTTCTTGCAGCAAATCCAATTGGAGCGGTTGTAGCTGTTCTCGGCATTCTATTTGCTACAAATGAGAAGTTTCGAAATGGCGTAATGAATTTAATTTCAGCTGCATTGAAGCCACTTGGTGAGCTTTTCGCGAACTTAATGTCGCTAATTGACCCTCTCGTAAAAGTTGTTCTAGAACTTGCTAATTTAGCACTTAAACCGCTATTTATGAGCCTTCAAGTTGTAGGTGACGCCCTGGGCGGATTGCTGGATTTTTTGACGCCAATCATTAGTGTTGTAGCAAAAGTTGGAATGGCGTTCAATCCTTTAAGCTTAACTTTGAAAGTATTAAAACCAATTCTTGAAGCTTTAGGTTTCGCGCTTGAAAAAGTTGGGCAATTCTTTGATTGGATCTGCAAGCAGGTGAGCGATTTTTTCAGGCCAGCATTTGAGGCGGTTGGTAAAGTCATTGAAGCTGTAAAGCAACGCATCGATGATTTCGTAAAAGGGTTACCAGATTGGGCGAAGAACTTTTTGGGTGTGGCAGACAGTGCTAAAGAAACTAAAAAAGCCAATGAAGAGCTTGAAAAGAAAAATAAAGATTTGAAAACCTCAATTGATGATATTTTTGAAGCAGAAAATCGGCTTAAAAACTCGCGTGCAGGCTTAGCTGGAAGCTTGGCGGGATTGATCGAATCAACTAAAAATATTAATCAAGAGTTCGAGAAACTCGGAATGAGTGCAAACTTTTCACAAGAAAAATTAGTAGAAGTCGGGAAAGCAATGATGGAAGCTAAGAATCCAACCGACCAAATGAAAATTGCTAATGATCAACTCGGATTATCTTTAGATGCGAATAATCTTGAACATTTAAAACAGATCGATTCAATTATTCAGCTCAGCCAAAAAAGTGATGAATATAATGCAAAGCTTAATGCCTCAGCAATAAATCATGACGCCTTAACGCGAGCAATGAACGATAATGCGATGAAATCCGAGACCGTTAAGAACAACTTCCAAAGTTTAATTTCGAAATTTATGGAGGGCGGACTGAGCGCCGATCAACTTTCACGCAAGATTAACGACCTTTCAAACAAAGGCGACGAAGACTCTAAATCACTCAAAGATGCAATCATTCGCAATGCTGACGCTTTCGGTTTGAAATGGGACGAAACTCAACAAAAAATGGTGAAATCTTCGGAAGACGCAAAAAATGAAATTAAAAACACCGAAGATGAAAAATCAAGAAAGATCATTGAAGAATCAATAAAAGCAGCAGACCAGTCAGCGAAATCTTTCGGAAAAATTAAAAGTTCAGCACAAGATTCAGCAAGCTCATCAGGTAAGGCTTTTGATGGTAAAGGTGGACAAATTGGTAGCGAATCTGATGTTGCAAAAAGACAATTTTCGGATAATTTCGCAAGATTCGGGCAGATTGCACTTGAGGCTTGGCTTAATGTTCAATTACCATTTAGAGGAGCTTGGTCTGCATTTTCAGGAATTGGTCGCAATATTTGGGAAGGCCTAAAATCTGGAATCGGCAATATCGCCAACAATATGAGAAATATGTTCTCGGGAGCTGTGGAAGGCGTGAAAAAATTCCTTGGTATTCATTCACCTTCAAGATTGTTTAAGAGTTATGGTGGATTTGTAAGCGAAGGATTCGCACTTGGAATCCAAAGCGAGATGAACACAGTTTCAAAAGCTTTCACTAAAATGACCGACTTCGAAGTTCCGGAGTATACAGTGAAAACGAATTTTGACGTAGATACTCCAGATTATGGTGTTGAACAAACCGTAAAAGCTCATCTTGATTATCAAAGCAAACTCGATAAAGAACGCGAGACTGCGATGGACAAAATCGAAGAAGCAATTCGCAACCAAAAACAGCAAATCACGGTTAAGGTTGGTGAGGACACGCTGGTTAATAAAATTATTGATGGCGTTAATGCAAAAAGCTTCCTTGAAAATCGAACGGTATTTGATATTTAAAGAGAAAAAGAGGTGAATGCCTCTTTTTTGCTTGATTTTGATAGGCTTTTGGTTGTATAATAAAATTGTTCAGACAAAAAATACGGAAAGCTTTTAAATTGAGCTGATGTTTTTGCTTATTTTGAAGCTTTCGTATTTGTCTAAACAAACAATACTACTTTTAAACATCGGCTCAATTTATTTTGAGTGAAGAGGAGAATAAAATGTCAAGCAAGCAAGCAAAATGCCCAAAATGTAAAAGTTTAAATGTTGCACCAATGGGAACGAATAAAAAAGGTTTTTCTGTCGGTAAGGCTGTTGGTGGAGCTATTTTAACAGGTGGAATTGGGACTATGGCTGGCTTTATTGGAAAAAAGAAAGGCTATGACTTTTATTGTATGGATTGCGGAAAAACCTTTACTGTAAAGAAAATATAATTTGTAAGTAAATAATATAAAATAACACCTTTCATGGTGTTATTTCTTTTTATGCTTATATTTCGCAATGCGAGCCTGCACGGCTTTCAAACAATGTAAGAAGAAGTAAGGGTTTTTCTTTGTTTTTCTTTAAAAATATAGTATAATAGTAAACAGAAGAACCATTTGCGATTCACCCCTCGGGGTGGGTCGCTTTTTTATGTCCGAACGAAAGGGGAATTTCGAAAATGCAAATAAATGGTGAATTGCTTAAAATCAACGGTCAGGTTTTTTCGAATTTGAAAAGTTATCAGCTCCAGAGAAATAAGCTCTGGCTAAATTCAGACCGCAATATGGCCGGCGAAATTCGTGCGACAATGATCGGAATCTTTCCAAAAATTGAAGTTGAATTTGGCGGAATTTTAACTGTGGCAGAAATTCAAAAAATTGCGCGCGTGGTTGATTTACCATTTTTTACAGTTGAATATTTCGATCCAAAATACAATGCGATGAAATCTGGTCAATTTTACGCTGGCGATTATAGTGTTCAGCTCAAAGACAAAAAACGTGGAATTTTCGATCCATTCAAAGTGAGTTTAATTCCAGTTAGAAAAGAGGCGTAAATGCTTATTGTTAGTGAAAATTTCAAACAAGCAATCAAACAGCCAACGCGAGAAATTCGAACTGCGTTAGTCTTGGCAAATAATACAAAAATAACCAGTAATGATGAACTCGCCAGTTTTTCGATCGAACGAACAGGAGCGCCATTTTTAAGCTCAATGAGCGGATTTTCAGCCGTAATTTTGGGTGTTTCGAAAAATCTAATTAATCAGGTCGTTCAGGTTGAAATTGAAGTTAAAACTAATTTTCAAAACAATACTTTTGAGAAAATAAATCTTGGCAGTTTTCGAATTTCAGAAAGCTCAGTAAATCTTGAGAAAAACACCACAACAATTAAAGGTTTTGATTTTATAGCGGGACTTTCAACTCAAGAATATTCAGCTGGCAGTTTAACTTTTCCTACTTCTCTCGCAGATTTGGTAGCCCAAATTGCAAATAAGTTCAATCTTGAATTCAAACGAGCGGATTTTGAAAGATTACCGAACGCGAATTTTACAATTTCAAAAGATTTGTGGGAAAAAATCAACAAAACCACTTTTCGAAGCATTCTTGACGAGGTTTGTGGAGCGACTGCAACAACTGCGATCGTGCGAAATTCTGCTTTAAGATTTGAACCAATTAAGCGTGCAAAAAATGACCGAATAACTTATTCTGAACTAAAAAGTTTAAAATTTAAGCCAAAAAATGTGCCAATAAACACATTAACACTTGCCAGAACACCGCAAGAAGACAATATTTTTGTGAAAGATAATGAAAAAGTTGCGCAACAGGGCGAAAGTGAATTTAAACTCGCAAATAATGAAATTTTAGACAAAAACCGAACTGAAGTTATTTCGCCAATTTTTGAGGCGGTAAAGGGATATGAAGCTCAGCCGTTCGAGGCGGAAACGATCGGCTTATTCTGGTTCGAAATTGGTGATCGAGTTGAAATTCAAAACGGTGACAACTTCACTGAAAGTGTGATTTCAGATATTAAAATTGAAATTAGCGGCTCAAGTATTAAAGAATCCTTGGCTGGTAAAGAATTAGAAAAAACCAAAACAGACTATAAGCGAGCTGGTGGAATTGCTAGAACTATTTTTAATACTGAAATTGTCGTCGATAAACAAAAGCAAGAAATAGCAAGCGTCATTTCGCAAAAAGAGAAATTAGAGAGCGAAACATTTGAAAAGTTTTCGCGCCTCGATCAGACTTTAGCAGATTTTAACTATACAATATCGAAAACAGGTGGTTTAAATTTGCTTAAAAATTCTGCGTTCTACTCGTTTGATGAAAAGACTAACTCGCCTAATTTCTGGAATATTCGAACTATTCAAAATCTTACGATTGAGAATTCTGCTGAAGCTCGCAGTAAGGGAGCTATTTCAGGGCGAAAGATTACTATTCAAAATAACACTTTGATGCAAACAGTGGTAGTAGCTTCGAATTTTACGAGTGAAAAACAAAATTTCTATAGCTTTTCTTGTCGAATTAAAAAACCAGTGATTGGCTCAGGTAAAATTGAAATTTTAGATGGCGAAACAGTCGCTCGAACCTTTGAAATTACGGAAGGAACTAGCTTTGATTGGGCAGAAGTAAAAATTGAAGGAATTCTGCCACAAAATAATGCTCTAAGCCTAAAAATTACAGCAAACGCAAATTCGACAATTGCTTTTGCGGATTTAAACTTAGTAAACAACAAAACCGCCAGCGTTTGGACGCAAGCTCAGGGTGAAATTTCGAATGCAAATTTGCATATCGATGAACACGGTTTAATTATCAAGAGTTCGGTTAACGAAGGTGATTATACTGCTATCACACCACTAGAATTTTCGGGATATTCAAAAATTGGACACAGCATGCAGCGCGTTTTTACCGTTAATAAAGATACGACTGAGGTGAAGAAATTTAAGGCTGAAGATGAGATTGATATGTCGCCAATTAAAATTGTAGCAATTAAAGATGGCGAAAAGACTGGCTGGGCGTTTGTCGCAAATTCGAAAGGAGAAAGATAATGAATGATAGTTTTCGGGGTAATAGCGTAAGACTGGGTGGAAGCCCTAACAACTACGCTTTCGTAAATTTTCAGCTAGCTGGACAAGATATAGCAGGAAACTATTCTTTGCTAAACTGGCAGTTTTACGCACACTTTGAAAGAGCGGATGCAGAACTTCGTGCAGGAGTTGTAAATACTAACGCTGGACAAGTTTATAATAACGGTGGAAAAATTAAAGGATTTCAAGGATTAGCTACAAGAGATGTTCCTATCGCAAGTGGAACTGTTCGAGTAAATCACCGTGATGATGGAACGGCTGAGTTCCAAATCGGAGTTTCGCTATTCTTCTATAACACTGGAACAAGTGCTGGAACTTCTCGCGTTTATAATCTGCCCACAATTCCACGTCAGAGTAACCCGAGTTTTTCAAAAGGTCTTTACACTTTAGGTGAACCGATCCAACTCAATATGAACCGAAAAGCTAACTTCACACATATTGGCTCGTTACAAATTCCAGACCAAAATGAAATCGTTCGTTTTGAACACGCACAAGGTGAATTCGTGTGGCAACCTAATGAACGTGAAATAGATGAAATCTATAAACGAATGGCGAACACCACGAGAACAAGCCTTGGAGCGGACATCACAACTTGGAACGGTGGAACTCAAATTGGCGGATTAACTTACACTAACGTTGAAATTCAGCTCGATTCAAGTAAAATTCAACCAGATTTTAACGATTTTGACTTTGCAGATTCTAACGCTAAAATTACCGAAATTACCGGAAATCCTAAAATATTCGTGCAGGGATTTTCAAAACCGAAAGCTTGGGTCTTGCCGAAAAATAAAATGGCCGCGAAAAAATATGCTAGCCCATCAAGATATGTTTTTGCAGCAGACGGAGCAACAATTTTAGCAGATTATAGCGAAAATCAGCAGGTTCAAGCGATTTTCGAAAGAGCGATAAATTCAGCAGGTAGCTTAACAATTTCAGCTTCAGCAGTGGATTCGCGCGGAATTTCGAAAACCGTCAATAAAACAGCGGAAGTTTTGCCATATTCTGCGCCAGTTTTGAGCATTTCAGCGAAACGGCAGAATAATTTCGATGAAACAGTGGAGATTGATATTTCCGGAACGATCTCAACACTAAAAATTGGAAATTTGAATAAAAACCGAATTGTCTCGCTCCAAATGCGGCACAGAGCGAGTGGCGGAAGTTGGGAGAACTGGAAGACAATTCAAGCAGTTCTTACAGAAGCGAATTTCTCGGCTCAAAGGCAATACCTGAGTTTAAATCGTGCTGGTAGTTTCGAGATTGAAGTAAAGATAGCTGACAGATTGAGTGAGACTTCAGCTATAGCGGAGATTTCACCAGGAAAACCGATCTTCTTTATTTCAAACAATACTGAAAAGGTAGGTGTAAATAAAGTTCCTGAATTCGGTGATTTAGATGTTTTAGGTGATATTTTCTCGCGAGGCAGAAAGGTTCTCACGGATAGTCAGGAAGACACAGACCACTGGGAGATGATAGATATGGGCTGGGGAGCTAAAGGCTTATTCTACAAAAAGAATGGCTTTTGTGGCTTTCGCTTATCTTTCACCGGAAACTACGGCAACGGTAGAATGCTTGAAAAAATCAAAGAGAAATACTGGCCTAAACACGAAACAGCTTTCGCTGGAATATGCATTAACAACAATAGACACTCTGGTGGCTTCATAATTAAACTCGGTTTAAACGGCGAAATAGAGAAGCGCGGAACTGATAGCTATGAAGAATATCACGTATCAGGAGTGTATTTAGCTAAAAATAATTTATAAAAGGAGAATAAAAAAATGGCTATTGTAAAAATTATTACAGATGAACGAAATGCAATTATGACTTGGCATGAAATCGACCACTTCACCACAAATTTTAATGGAGCAGGAACAGTTGTAATTCGCAGTTTCGCCAACGGAAAAACTTACGCAGAAGAAACCAAAGCTCGCAAAGCAGGAGATAACACAAAAGACCTAAGCCTTAATACTTTCAGTGTTCAAATATCAGAAGGAACTGAAATCTCAAAAGAAGCAATTGAGAAAGAACTTCTTAAAAATGAATACTTTAGAGAAAAAAGTTCGAGACAAATCTGGGATTTTGAAGAAAATAAAGCAAAACAGGTGTAGAGAAAGGAGGAATATGGATGATAAATACATAAGTAAAGAAGTCTTCGAAGCACGAATTGATGTTTTGGAAGAAAAAATCAATAGCTTAACGCAGATTGTTGAGCATACGAACGATCAGCTCGAGATTATCGCAGGGCTTTCGAAATCAGTCACTGAGCATCAAAAAGACATCGAGAGTGTGCGGCGCGAAGCTGAACGCAACAAAGAACGCCTTCGGCGGCTCGAAGAAAACCAGAGTAAAATTGTTTGGGCTGTAGGCGTGGCAATTTTAGGAGCATTAGTGCAATTCGTTTTGAATGGCGGATTAATTAAAAAATAAGGAGAAGAAATAATGGATAAAGTAATTGAATGGTTTCAGCAACGGCAAGGTCGAGTTAGTTATTCGATGGACTATAGAAATGGCCCGAATTCTTACGACTGTTCGAGTGCCATTTACCACGCATTGATTTACGCTGGAATTTTACCAGCTGGTTTCCGAATCGGCAATACTGAAACAGAGTTCGTGGACTTGCCAAAATTTGGCTTTCAACGGATTGAGGCAGATGTAAACGGCTATATCGCAACCCAACGAGGTGATATCTTCATTTGGGGTAAACAAGGATATACATTAGGTGCGAACGGACACACTGGAATTTATCTTGATAGCGATAATATTATTCACTGTGCGTATGCCTATAAGGGTATTCACACTGATAATCACGATAAATTAGCGGGCTGGAATAATGTTCAATATTTGACTGTGTTCCGCTATACTGGAAAACCGCAAAACGCACCAGCACCAGCACCACAACCAGAAGTAATTGATGATGTAATCAATATTGGTTCACATTTTAAAATCAATTCGGTACTTCAAGTTGCAGAAGTGAATATAAATGATGGTCGAAGAGAGCTAAAAATCGATGCTCTTTGTCCAAGAGGTTTCACTTGGGCAGAAAATGGTATTCCAGCTGACTGGGCAGTCAAGGTTGATGGCGATGGTTATAAAGTCGATGGTGAAATCAACGCGGGTGATTTGGTTAAAATTCAAGGTGCGTTTGTCGCTCAGGAAGTTGTCCAAAATGATGGAATGTGGTTTGCGCGAGTGAAACGAGATGGAATTGATGTTTGGATGGAACTCACACCAGTAACTGAAATCCCAGCTGGTGAATATGGAACAAAAACTGATTATCGCCCACAGCCAGCTCCACAACCAATACCACCAGCTGAACCAGAAATACCGCCAGCTGAACCAGAAGTCAAGAAAGAACCGGAAGTGGCAGAAAATCAAGAATTGCCAACCACTGAAGAAAAATCAACTGAAAACCAAGGGTTAACAGTTCAAGAAGAGGATAAAAAAGATATGTCGCACAATTTAGATAATAGTGGAAATATTGAAAATTCTAAAACAGCAGAGAAAAAACAATTAATTCAAATTAACGCAAGACCATTAACAGAAGAGGAGTTAA